GAGAATTTTCATTGCGGCCCAGCAGCGGGACGAGCTTGCCGTCCTTGCGCATACCAACATATGGCGCAAGCTTCTCGATCGCAGACTTCGTATTTGCCACGCGCTCTTTGTAGGGAAGATTGGCGTGCTCTTCGATCGCCTTATTGAAAGCGTCAGCCAGAGACTGAACGCGCGGCATATTGGCTTCTTCTTCAGAACGCTCTGCCCACGGCGCACCTTCCGGCACATTATACATCGAGCCAAGAGTGCGCGGCGGCTGCATACCTACGCGCCCCTCAAACGGGCTCTTTGGCGGCGCTGACGGCGCGGGCATTGGGATCTGCGGCGCTTCTTCAGGAAGCGATCTGGCGACGTCCATAGCCCCGGAGACAGGATCTTCCGGCATACCGCCATCAGCCATCACCTGACGACCGACGCCGGGCATGTAATGAGATGGGTATTGGTCCTCAAGCAGCGAAGCTCCTTGGGGAGCATTCGCAGAATGCGAAGCAAGCAAGCGACCGCCATGCGCCATCTTCGCAATCCGGATGGCTTGGTGAACGAGATCAAGCTTGCTCATTCGGAACTCCCGGGACATTCAACAGCGGCGGCTCTTCGCCTTCTAGCTTCGCCAACATTTCAGGCGTCAGAACCTGCTCAAGCAACGGCGCTGCCTGCGGATTGGCAATCAATTCTTTGGCGAGATTAATCGCCGCAAGCCGCTCGCGGGTCTCGCGATCACGCTGGCGATTGGCCGCGTCGAGACGCGCGTCGATCGCACGCGACTCGATCTCCTGCTGGCGAACCTGAAGTTCGGCCGCTTTGACAGCGTCGCCTTCTTTGTCTGCGCCAACAACGCCGCCGCCCGCGGCGCGCATCTGAATCTCTTGTGCCTTCGCCTGCGCTGTAAGAGAGCGCGAATCGGCATCCTGCTTCTTGATCTTCAGTTCTTCGATGGCCTGCATCATCTGCGGCGGCATCTGACCCTGAGCTTCGGCCGGAGCCATAAACTGCTCTGGGTTGCTCCAGCCCATCGCCTTCATGGCGGCAAGGTCGATCTGCTTCGGATCATACATCGCAGGATTGGATTGCTGGAGCTGTTTCAGCGCCATGATCTTCATCAGGCGCTGCGTCTGGCTCGCTGTGTTCGGATCCGCCTGCGGGACGAGATCATAGTCGTCGAGAGCCTGCATAAAGGTCTTCTCATTCCAACGCTTCGCGGCTTTATTGTTCTTGCCCCAGAAGCTTTCGGGATGCTCGCGGAAGCAACGAACCAGCAACTCAAGCTCTTCAGCCTGCGCGGCATGAAGGCGCTTGTGAACGCTATTCAGGATCTTCGTCGCCTGATCAATCAACGCCAGCGTTGTGCCGACCGGCGCATCGGCGCGACCCTCTCCGACCTGCAACTCGCTGGTCGAACCAACGCGCTGGCCGGTCTCGACCATGTTCTGCACAAGGTTCATCAGCGCCATGCCCGGCTCTTTGTAAGGCAGCGGCATGACAGCTTGATTAATCGGAACGCCACCTGTCTTCACAAGAGCGCCACCGCCCGGAGGAACGCGGAAGATATTTGTGTTTTGTCTTGCCCCGGTGTCGGCCATGAGGAAGCCCGGGAAATTTGCATACATGCCTGCGTCGAGCATTTCGCGCCATGCAGCCGTCACCGCGTTTGTCGTGTTACCAAGAATATGCAGCAAGCCAATGTCGTAGAAGCCCATGCCGGGGACGAAAGTATATTTGACGAAGTTTGTGCGGGCTTCGGGAAGCTCGTCGCCTTCTTCGCCAGTCGGCTCGTCGTAGTTGCGAACGATCGACATGATCTCGCGAGACGATACGTCGATCGTAACGCGATACGGAATCTCAAGGCCGGTCTCTTTGTTTTTATATTTGTGCTCAAAGCCCGGGATGTTCAGCTCGCAATAGACTTCGTAGATCTCGCGGTCACGGTCATCGGCGTTGAACGTATCAACGCGAATGCCCTGCACTTCTGCCTTCTCGCGCTGCACAGCGTCAGGCTGCTCAGGCTGCGGCGTCGACAAGTCGATGTCGCGGTAGACGCCAAGGATCTGCAAACGCTTGACCGTCGACGGGCGCATGAAAACGCGATGCGTGATTCGCTTCGCATCCTGCAACGTCGTCGCGGCGTTATTGACGATTAGGTCGTCTGCGTCGACCGTCTCGCTGACAGGACGACCGCGCAGCGGGCAGAAGTAAACCTTCTTGAAGCTCGTCCCGCCGAAGCCCAGCATGAAAAGCATTTTGTCGGTGTCGGGATAATACTCGCGTGCAACAGACGTCAGATAATGATTGAGGTCTGTCTCAAGCGCGTGCGCCAGCTGATCTTCTTGAATTGATGTCTCTGCGCTTTCGCTCTTAACCTTCACAGGCCCATCAGTCGGAAGCATTTCGCTGCGGGCGTTCGCCTGGAAGCGAAGGACAGCCTCCAGAAGAAGAGGATGGCGAACCTTTGACATGCCTTCGACCGGCGCACCATCGGCCGCACCCTGGAGGCCAGGGATCTCGACTTTCAAGCCAAGAAGCTTGATGCCCTGCGCGCGGTCTTCGATCCAATCATTGCGGCTTTCGAGATCGTCGCGGATGCCATTGAGAAGTTCATCGGCGATTAGATTCAACTCGCCGGTGTCAATCTCGTCGACAAGATTGGAAAACCATTCTTTGGCGCGCTCTGCTTCGCTCACGCGCTCGACAGGAGCGCCATCAAGCGAAACGCTCAATGAGCCGTCGTCATGCTCGATGCGCAGAATGTTGCCTTTGTCGTCTGTCTCCGGTTTGTCAACATCATCGTCGATCTGGACAAGAACGTCCTCCGCCGGCGCTAGTCCCGCTGGCTCCTCTTGCTGCTGCCTAATCGCGGGGTTCAAACCGGGGACCATCGGCATTAGAGTATTTCCTTTTTAGAGGCCCAATAAGCCTTCAATGACTCTGACGTTTTCCTCTTAGCTTCTTCCGATCTTGGCGCGGAAGGCTTAGGATTGTTTTCATAATACTTTTTCAGAGAATCAGACTTTTTCTTCCTATCTTCCTCGGTAGGAGAACTGCCTTCTCGAGAAGGCGGCTTAATTCCCTTCGTTTTCATTGTAGCAGATATTGAAGATTTGTGCTCTTCCGACTTTGGACGAGGATTCTCAATCTTTCTGCCAGTCAATTTTTTCTTAATTTTATCTATTGTTTCTTGAGAATGGGATTTCCCATAAAATGGATTCTGCCCTCCAAGCATCCTCAATCGATTTTTTTCCCTATTATCTAAAGCTGTCTTTTTGCTGCCTATAGATATTTTTTTCTTAGATTCTTCAGTATGGCGACCTCCGGAAAAACCTTCCCCTCCATTCGTTATATTAGCCAAATCAACTTTATCCATCCAAAACGATATTCTTTCAATTTCAATTCTAAATGCCTCTTCTTCAGTAAGCCCGGTAGCAACTAAGCGGATTTCGTAACCAGACCCTAGCCTCTCAAGTTTACATACAATGTTTTTCCAATGAGCATTGCGGCTTCTTCTGGAATAAGCGCGCCCTTCCTTACCCTTGCCAACATAGAAGCAAGTATCGGTATCAAGACGCCAATGCTCGTAAACGTAAAATATCATTCCATATTTTGCCGCTCCAGCAGCTCCCCAATTTCTTTTACAAACCGATCAAGCCCTTCGCGGGCAGCCTTATCCTCACTTCCAGCAGTGATATCATATATTCTAACATAATCGTGCGGGGATTTCCCCCAACATTCTACTCTAAACTTGCCCAGCCCTTGGCCGTGCGCCGGAGGTTCGTCGATCACGTCGACAACAGCATTTGCGTAGATCATCTTAATTTCCAGATTAGACGGGATAAAGCGGGTCGTTTTCGTCTGCCGATCGACCGTTGTGCATCATACCTGCATTAAGGTCGGCTGTGAACTCAACACCGCGCACAAGCAGCCCCGTATCGCGTAAATATTTCAGCGCCATTGAGACAGTGTCGACAAGGTCGTCATGCTTGCCGCGCGGGAACTGCGCCGCCTGATTGATGACGGCCTCGGCCCATTGGCGATCGGGCGCATAGATCAGCCCCTCGGCGAACAGGTGCTGGATCGAATATAGCCGAGCCTGCTTGTCGTAGCCTTTCGGGTCAATCAGCTGCACGGCGAAGTCTTCATGGCCGTAGAGGCGTCGGATCTCCTGCGCAACGCTGTGGCCGGACGCCTTGCTTTCGATCAGAAGCTTCTCGACGCCATAGCCTTCCATCGTCTCTTGGACCTTCTCGACGAGGTCGTGGAACTCCAGCCTCTCGGCCCAAGCATACATGAGCATCGCCCTCGGATGCTCCTGCGTATAAGTCCGCTCAAGGACAGCCATCATCTCGCCGCTACGGTTCGGTTGTCGCGTAATCTGAGCCGTCTGATCGCCGCCCGTCCAAATGCCCCAGACAGTCATGGCGCTGGGGTCGTTCTCCTGCTTCGTCGTGTAGGCCGTATCGACCGAGGCGATCACATAGTCGAACGGCGGGTAGGATCCTCGATCCCAAAGCTGCCACCACTCGCGCTTGATAATGCCGCCGCCTCTGGGCTCCGGGCTTTGCTGATGCTGGCCGGCAGTCGCATACGGCCCCATAGCGAGTTCATCCCGATCGACGACAGATTCGGGAAAGCGATCCGGAAAAAGAAGCTCGCCTTCGTCGGTTCTGGGGTCTTCAATGCCGAGCATTGTCGGAAATGCGCGCCCCGGCTCGTAGCGCATCGGAAGCATAATATGGTCATACGGCAGGCCCTTCTCCAGAATGATGCCGCTTGTGTCCTCCTCATGCAGGCGCTGCATGATGACAATGATCGCCGATTCCATTGGCTTATTGATTCGGCTTGGGACGGCCTCAAGGAACCATTCCTTGCGGCTGTTGCGCACGGCCTCAGACGCCGCATCATCAACGCTCAAGGGGTCGTCGATGATGACCCGATCACCGCGAGCGCCGGTGATGGAGCCCGCGGCGACAGCTTGGCGAAAACCCGTCGCCGTCGTCTCGAACTTGGTCTTTTGGTTTTGGTCGCGAGCGATCTTCACCCGATCGCCCCATCGATCCTGATACCATTCTGATTCTATCAGCCGGCGCATCTTGGTCGAATCGCGGATGGCGAGATCGAGCGAGTGAGAGGCGCAGACATACCGCATATGCGGCATGTTGCGCGGACCCCATTCCCATGCCGGCCAGAAGACATTCGTCAGGAGCGACTTCATCATGCCAGGTGGCACGTTGATCAGAAGGCGATTGTATCGAGATCCGTCTTCTAAGATGACGCCATCGGTTATCGCCTCAAGATGCTCAGCGATCATATCAACATGCCAGTTGTGAAAGTATTCTGCGCCCGGCTCGACGACATGCCACGCTTGGCGGATAT